GGTGTAAATGTTAAAAATAGAATAAAGTATTTAAAATTGAGAAGGTTTTTAGCAAACCGATTTATTAACAAAAGTAAAAGATTAGAGAAGAATGATAAAAGATTTTAAGCCTATGGATTTTTCAAAAAATTACACATACCAAGACAAAAAAATATACATAACACACGAAACAAAATATTATATTCTTTGTTCTTTCAATGAAGATGGAAAAGGTACTTTTAAATTAGATAAAAGTGAATTTAATTACAAATAAGTATTTAATAATTTTCTTTTCGGCTTTGTTTCTTGAAATAGGAAGTACAATGTACATTAATAGTGTTGCAGACAAAGAAATGATTAATACAATGTTTTGGGCCTTTGTTGGGCCATTTATCGCTTTACCTTTCGCTGGGTTTGTTGCTGATGAAAATTGGAAAGGAAGATTTTATTTAGCTTTATCAAGTGCATTTGGTTATGTAATAGGCGCGTTAATATCAATGACTTTTATATTAAACAATTAAAACTATAAACAATGAAAGAGGAAATATTAAACAGATATTTTGAAGAAAATTTATTAATTGCTGATGGTTTTGATGATGCTATAATTGGTATTGAACAAGATACAATGAGAATAATATACTCAGTTAAAAAATGTGTTTTGAAGATGCAACGGAATATTTTTATATCAATGTGAATGATTCCTATGTTGGTAAACAAACTCCGATTTGGTGTGTGGATAATATGTAAACAATTAATTCACTAACTTTGTTAAATGGGAAAGCTAACAGATAAGCAAGAAATGTTTTGTAAAGAGTATTTAATTGATCTAAATGCAACACAAGCGGCAATTCGTGCTGGTTACTCCAAAAAGACTGCAAGTGTTATTGCAAATGAAAACCTTATAAAACCTTATATTCAAAACAGAATTACAGAATTAAAAGAAAGCCGTTCAAATCGTATTGAAATGACTTCAGACGGCGTTTTAAAAGAACTTAAAAATTGGGTTCAAGGTGACTATACTGATTTGATGATGTTAACCGCAAAACAGATAAAAGAACTTGCGCCCGAAATAAGAAGATTAATCACCGGATTCAAAAGAACAACGCGCCGGATTCCTGGAACTGATGAAGAAGAAATACAAATTGAAATTAAATTCATTGACAAAATCAAAGCAATGGAAATGATTTCAAAACACATTGGTTTTTATGAAAAAGATAATTCGCAAAGTAATAAACAACCGATAATAATTAGTTTAGGAGAAGGAACAAAACCCAATGAAGATTGAATCTATTACCAAAACAAAACAACGCGGTTTATTATTTAAAAGATAAATCAACAACAGAAATTTTATTTGGTGGTGCCGCCGGTGGTGGTAAATCTGCTTTTGGTTGTTTGTGGTTAATAGAAGGGTGTTTGTCATATCCGGGTTCACGTTGGTTAATGGGAAGAAGTAAACTAAAAACATTGAAAGAAACAACGCTAAACACTTTCTTTGAAATATCTTCACAACTTGGAATAAATGAACATTGGATTTATAACAGTCAAAGCGGTGTTATTCAATTTATAAATGGTAGCCAAATAATATTAAAAGATTTATTTCTTTATCCTTCAGATCCACATTTTGATTCGCTTGGTTCTTTAGAAATCACCGGAGCATTTATTGACGA